CCAGCGGGTAGACCACAGACGCAGCATTGGGGTACGAAGTAGCATACCCTTGGCCGCCGGCCGTCACGCGAGGGTTCGCTTGGTTGTTCGTCGGCTGGATCGTTACCAAGTCCGAAGTGACTGCGCGCACACCCTGTGTTCGAGCTCCGGCAAGAATCTCCAGGTTTTCCTTCATGGCTTTGAACAGGCTGGATTCCGCCAGATTAAGCCCCTCTAGGGGTACGTCAGGAATAGGTGCGAAAGATGCCATTACGTTGCTTTCAAGCCTTGCATCGTCTCTGCAAGTTGGATGGATTTGACCGGCGCGTTGCCTGTGATGCGAACCTCGAACTTGTCCACGCGGTAGCCCGTAGGCAGCCGAAACGGCACGTCGTTTGCGACGGGACAGGCGATGGCCAAATTGCCGTTCACGTATAGGTAGAAGTTCAGCGTGGCCGACGAAGCCAGCGTTCGCTGCAGCCGACTTCCCGCGACAGTGACACCCGCCAGAGAGCCGCCGATGTCGTTTTGTGTGCCTGTGGGGCTAGGGCCGAAACGGGTGCCATTACCTGCCAGTGCACCGCCCACCAGACCGGAAGCGACCAAAGCGGCGTTCTGGATAGCGATGGCGGCGTTTATGGCAGCTGCGCCCGAGCCGCTGTCGAAATTAGCGATGACCCGAGCCGCCCCCAGGTTCATGTAATCCTGGGTACGGAAAACCTTTGACTTCCACTCGAAGCTGGTTAGTGGTTGCGTGGGGTCATCCCACAGGTACATGGTGGAAGGGTTGCCGAAGTTGAAATACAGCTTGGCTGTGTTCGGGTTGTAGTAGACCGAGCTGAACTGCTGCGTCGTCTCCGTCAGGAAACCGCCCGTCTTCTCGTCTTTCTCGAAGATGAACACGCCAGCGGAGTGGCTGGCCATGTACTTGTTGTTGTACCGGGTGGCTGTGATGGTGGAAGGGTCTACTTGCGTACGGAAATTGTCCCAGTCGTACACGTAGTTGGTAGCCAGCGAAGCCCCGTTCATGGCCGAGAATACCGCGATACCGCCGCGTGTGGGGAAGCACAGGCCCCAGTCCATGTTCACGATGCCGCGCTTGGATGTGCAGGGCATGTTGGTATCCAGCCGTACTTTCTGCATGGCCGAAGGCGTGTTGCCCTGGATGATCCACGGGTTGCTGTCTGTCAGTACCAGAATGGTCGTGCCCACCGTACCAAGACCCACAACCGTGCGGCCCATCTCCTGGTAATACTTGGTCGGCCAAGCATGCGGTTGTCCCGGCTCGCTGAAACACACCGTGGTGCCAAAAAAGCCCATCAGCATGTTGTTGTGGATGGCCCGGACCCCTTGGAGGTTGCTGGGGGCTTGGTACCAAGTGGTGCTGGGTAGTGAAGTTGTCAGGCTGGTGAGCGGAGCCTTATCTGTAAACGTCGTGGTGCCCAGCGACACTGCAGCGTTCGGGCTTACACCGTCCACCCGGAAGTACGTCGTGCCCGTGGTAGAGGTGACCGTGCGGTAGATTTGCAGAGTCATTCCGGTGGTCTGGTACACGTTGCCTGCGAACGAGCCTGTAGTCGGCATGGCTGCCGGCAGACCTGTAATGTTGACCGTCTGACCCTCGTAGAGGTAGATCGTGTTGGACACGTCGGACGGAGCCGACTCTTCGCCCCAGGCCGTCATCCAGGTGTACACGTAGGTGCGCGCGAGCTGCAGGCCTGACAAGTCTAGGGTCATGGCGGTAATGACCGCTCCATTGGTCGCAGTTCCGTTGGCGAAGTAAGTGAGCGTGGTGGTGCTAGTTACTGTAATCTGAGCGTTAGTGACGTTAAACGACGTGTTGCCCGTGATGCCTGCAATGGACACGTACGCACCGGAGTTCAACCCATGTGCAGCGTTGAACGAAACCGTCACCACGCTGCCTGCGCTAAGTGTGTTCGAGATGCTGGTAACAAAGACCGTTTGGCCTGTGTACGCAGCATTTTTAATAGTCAAAAATGGAGTAGCAGCAACCACGATCGGTGTTAGCGTACCGCCAGACAGAGACGTGGTGGGGGCAGGTAATCCCAGAGTGTAATACTTGTAGGGGTACGCCCCCACAGTACCGGATATGTACGTTGTTGCCAGTCCGTAAGTCGTGGATTTCGGCTCGCTGTTGCCCGCTGTGTCGCCAGTGTAGTAAACCCGCTGGTCGTTGGTGCCGCCCGCGGCGTTGTTGGGCACCGGAGCCTTGACGACATCCACATCGGTCGCCCAGTGAAGCCACTTGAAACCGCCCACTCCGTCGTCGAGCGGGAAAATGGTCTTGATGGTGCCGGCCTTGGCCATGGTCATCTGCAACGACGACTGGTTGTAAGGCAGCAGGTCGCCCGAGTACAGCTTGACGTTGCTGGCTATCTGGGCTGAATTCTGCGGCAGGAGCTCGGCAGAGAGCTTTGGCGCTTCCCCGATGAACTTGCTGATGTTGACCGCGCCCATTACTTCGGCACCACGTTTTTGATGTAGTCCTGCAAGCCTAGGGCTTTGTCTGCGACGGCTGCAGCATCTCGCGCCACTGCTTCATATCGCTCAAGGCATCGGCCAAGAATGTAGTCTTTGGCGGTACCATCAGTTCCGGGGACGGCTGAGGTATCACCGGAGGCTGAACTGGCGGCAAGGGCGGCTTGCAGGCGCATGCGCTCAGCGTCAAGAGCGCCCACAGCAGTGGCAGTAGCAGTTTTGAGGGATTCATAGTTTTCACTCACTTTACGGTTAGCGACTTGCAGAGACTGCTCTTTGGCGCGTGCGGCTTTCTCAGCAGCCAACGTGTCTAAAACTTGCTGATTTTTATACGTGTCGAACTCGACCTGTACAGAATTACCACCCATTTTGTACATCTTCCAACCGAAGGCTACTTCTCCGAGGGCTAGGAACACCAGAAGCCAGATGCGCCAGTTGAGAAGAAGGCTCATGGCTTGGTTACCCCGTATTTGTTGTCCATGGTTCCACCAGCGATGTACGCGCCCACGGTGGCTGCAGTCACCAAAGCGTATGTGCTCCCAGCCGGGTCAAGATGGCCGGTGTATTGCAGAAACGTCGTAGCTACGCCAGCACCTAGCGTGATGATGAACCGGCGACCGCCCAGGCTAGTGAAACTCATAAATCCTCCCACCTGACGTTATTGGTAGTTGATCCAGACCTCTTCACCGCGCTGGAGGGCATCCCGTATTTGGGGGAAAACGATGTTGAATGCTGCCACGGATTGGGTAACGGAGTTACTTGTCTTTCCAAGTCCGAGTAGTAAACATCCTTCCGTGTCGGCAACTGTATTTCCAGGATGGATTCGTACACCCGAGAAACCTGGTACATCAACAAGCAGAGGGAGATCACGTTGAAAATGAGGGCTAAAAGTAACCACCACGGGATATGTGCCATAAGGGATTGCCGTTTCTCCAAAAACTTTTGGTTCGCTGGACGGGCGCACTACGTCCTCCAGGGTGTAGCACGTAAACAGGCCGTCGATGAACAGGTCACCAATGGTGCAGATGTCACTGCAAAGGTTTCGCACTACGTCGATTTTCATGGCCGTTTCTCCGAGATTCGATCAATTTTAATCTCTAAACGGTCCAGTTGCTGGCGCAAAAGGCCCACCAGCTCTGCATTGTTCTTGTCTTGCCGGTCGTCGCGGTCGTGCTGAACGATCTGCATCGTAGCAGACTGCTGTTCTACGAGCGACAGGCGGCCCTCGATCTTGTTGACGTACATAAAGCACGAGAACGCCACGGTAAGCGTGGTGAACACATGCCCCAGCTGGATTTCCTTTTTGAACGTCCAGTGAGTCAAGCTCTCGTTGTCTGTCGCGTCTTGCGCGCGGCGCAGCTGCGTACGCCGATCTTGCTCAGGGGGTGGTGGAGTAGTCATTACTGCATGCCTTTATATGTGCAAAACCAGCTGCCCGGTTGATTTTCAATGCTATCTGTAGGAATAAAGCGTGATCTGGGTGGTTGGTGTCTCTGCATAGGCGCTCCAGGCGCGTGCTGAAAGTCCATTCCTGAAACCAGCCGCCGCCGATAAAAATCGGCACCGTGAGGTTGTTCATACAGATGTCTGCGACAAAGCCGACCAGGGCGGCCGGCAGGAGGTGCCAGTTGGCCCTGGGGTCCTTCAGGAACCGCATCATGTACGGTAAGAGGATCATCAGTACGTCGGTCATTTACGAAGTCCTCACTTTGAAGCGCCAAGCCCAGTTGGCAGAAGTAAGGGGGGTAGTGTTTCCAGTAGTTTGATTGTTGGCCGCCCAAGCAACATTACTACCTGTTCTTGCAGAAACTGAGGTTGTATTTTTGAGTGGACTAAAGGGGTTGTAGTAAGACCCATTACCAGATGTGTAGGGAGTAACCACATCGCCAACAGAAAATCCAAATTCTGCGGTCAAACATACAATTTCAAGTTCTGCAGAAGCAGGAGTAATTCCTAAACCGTGGGTGTAAGATAGCAATGAAGCAACACCGGGAAGAGGAGTTTGATTGGTTTGGGTCACGGTCAGTCCGCTGATGCCTGCGCTAAACACCGGCGCGCTGCTGAATGTCTTGACACCAGCAACTGTCTCATTCCCTGCCAGGTGCACTACGTTGGCATCGTTCGCAGGCGTGTACCCAAGAGCAGCCGGTAGCCCAACAACTTGGAACTGCGTGCCGTCGTAAATCGCTTCGTATGCGGCCCCAGAAATCAAGTCTCCCGCAACTAACGCAGCCGCGCCCTGTTTCGTAACAGCCTTCGTGCCGACAGAGTTGATATTCAGCGTCACCGCGCCGGTATTCGTAGATGCAGCGATAAAGTGAAATTTCTGACCTGTTGCATACGCCGTGAACGGCGCCGGAAGTGATGCGGTGATTGTGTTCGTTCCGGCCACCGAGGTCATGTACTGCGGGGTTGAGTTCTGCACGGAGGACGTTAGCGTGAACGCGGTCACATCGTTGAGTGTTTCTGCAGTCAGCCTCAGCTCGACCACCGAGCCAGACACGAATGCGCGCGCCGTGGTGCCGCCGATAGCCCGCGTGACCGTCCAGACTGTTCCTGTGACGTTCGTTACCTTGACGATCTCAAGGTTCGCAAAGGTGTCCTGCAAGCAGGCGTAGAACCAGTTGCCCGAGGCGGTAGTAACCGCTGGAAACGTAGTGGACGATGCGACTGTGAGGGTGGTGTCACCTGATGCGCAACCCACGGCCAGCGTGGTGTACGCGTTATTGCTGAGTAGGACTTGTCCCATGTATTTCCTTTATGCCCAGGGGGCCGGTACGACGCTCAGGTTGGCGCGACTGAAGCTCTTGTTTGCCCTAGCCCGGGCACTGTTGACCATGTACTCCCACTGCTTACCGTGGTACTCAGCGAGCTTTTCGTTAGACCAGGGACGCTTTGGCATCATCATCAGTTCGTGGATAACCCCGTGGTAAATCGCGCGACGGTATGTTGCGTAGATTGTACTGTCAACGCCTGTAGCAGCCAAGGTAGGTCGTATGGCAGCGTACAAATACAGGGTGTAGGCTTGTGCGGCATCCGGCACGGGGACGATGGCGATAGACGCCTCGTCCAGTCGAGTAACGGCGGTGGGTTCTTTGATTTCTGCCGTTTGAGGCCAGTCAGGGTACACCTCGAACACTTGCTCGGTGGTTACGACATCGAGGTCCTTCCACTTCGCCGTGGAGCCCAGGTACACCTTGGCCAGCAGGATCGTGGACAGTTCGGACTGCGCGACGGGGGAGACGACTGTGTATTGGTATGTGTTAGGAGCCAGGGAGATAGCGGCGTAGTTCACGCGCCACACTTTGGCGCGCTCGCACAAGTCGATCACGACTTTGTTCATGTAGAACTGCAGTACGACATCAGGCACGCCGGCCACGTTGGCAGCGATGTCCCCAAACACTGAAGCGTAGGTCGTGCCTACGGAGGTTGTGGTGGGGGCTAAGATGATGCTCATGCGAAATGCTCCAGCAAGGCGACCATGTAAACAGCTACAACAGGGAAGATTAGATCGAACTTGCCATCAGTTGACCACTCCCAGATTTTGAAACCTTCGTACCAAGGCATTCCCTCATCGTCAAACCAGCCTGCGCGTTTACCGTAGCGTTTGACCTGATCAGACTCATGCTGTGCGACTTCCCGGCCAAAGTAAAAGGCAGACCCGAAAGCTGCACCAATCCACCAGCTTCCAGTGATGAAATAGATAACAGCTTGAGCTACAAGGGCCAAGAAAGCGTGAGAGACGTTGCTCATGTTCATGCTGTGGCTCCCTTGATGATGGCGAAGTTGATCTGTACAGCTTCTGCCAATGCGCCAGTAGAATCATTTTTCAACGTAATATTTGCTGCACCTACACCAACTCCAGCCCTGACAATGTAACTTGGTGGGGATATTGCGCTCCAGACGATATTTACTATTAGGGTGTCAACTGCAGAAATCAGTGAGTTATTGAACTGGAACGATATAGAAGCTCCAGCAGCTAGCGAATCAGCCATCATGGTGATCTGCCCAGTAGGCTTATTCAACGTAACAGCAGTAGACTTAGAAGTCGCCTGCGTAACCGTCCCGCCTGCGCCTGCGCCGTAGCCTAGGCCTGCAGCACCTATAACAAGGGTTTCACCAACAAAACGATTAGGCGCAGTACCGTTTGCGTAGAAGTTGTACCTACCTGTACCCGCTGGGATATTGCCGTAGAAACCGTAGTTGTTTGTGGCACCCACCAAGCTAGCATCAGCGTTAAAGCCAAACTGATTCGTTACAGTACCTGTTATCGTACCTTGCTGAGCTTGATAACCTACAACAGTGTTATAAGTTCCGGCAGCAACAGTCATAACAGACTGAAAGTTGTCTGCGCGAGAAGTTACATCTGACTGGACAGTTGCATTAACGCGAGCACCTGCAGCAAAAGCAGTGCCTGTGATATTTTTTGAGACGGTTAATGTGGCACTGCTAGATGTTGTACCACCTACAGCAAAATTCCCCGAGCTATCTTCTTTAAGCCCGTTGGTTGTCAATGCACCAGTCGCGCTAAGCGGTCCATTAAAAGTCGTCCCACCTTGTGCAGCTATAGTGAGAGAACCTTGCCCGGTTGTTGCGGAACCGCCGCTCGCTATGACGCGAACATCAAAGTCAATGTTATTTCCTGAAGAGTGGAAATCAATAAACGGTGTATTGCTCGCAGCGGTATTGCCTATTTCTATACCGGCATTCGCGGAATTCAAAGTTAGACCTCCTGCGGTTGCAGTAAGTGAAGTACCTTGAATAGAAGTAGCAGTAACACTCTGCAGCGTAGCCGTGCCCGTCGCACTTATCGTCGTGGCAGCGATGGGGTTGGGGTTTGACGGGTCTTCTAGCAGGATGTCAGAGATGGTGACCGTTGCGTATCCGGTTTTGCTAACCGTCAGTGTGTACCGACCATCGGCAGCGTAGAACGAAATTCGACCGTTGGCATCAGACGTGAATGGGTTAGATAAGACGGTG